GCGTATAAGCAGCGCATTTGTAGTTTTTAAAAGTTCCAATTACACCACGCGGAAAAGAATAGAGCTGGAACCGATGCCAGTTACTTGTTTCCACTGAGTTGAATGAGTCTCAGAGACAAAATTCATTTAGGGCCCAATGGAGCCAGGTTAGTACACTTAGTAATATTTGTGGAAAGCGCGAATCCTAGACCGTTGTAAGTTGGCTGCAACTTCCGGAATAACCCGCACGGTAAACGCAGGGGTATGCTAGGTAGAAAGGAACGCTGGAGAGCATGTAATGGACAAAACCTCATTTTAATTTGCTAGAAAACTAAAGAGAAGAAAAATAGTTTTTGCGACTTAACAGTAGGTGTTAAGTTAAGTACCTTTTCGAAGGTAGCTGTAGCTTTTTGGATATGAAAAGCTATAAAATATCCTGTGGTGAGCATTGAAAGTAAATTTCTTTGTTTAAAGAGGACGCGTCATGTGGGAAACATGAGGGCGTATGCCGTCCGGCAAAAGGTGTCGGACGAAGTGTCTTTTCGAAGGCAGTAGTGACTCTTCTGATCTCAGAGAGTCTTAAATATCCCGTGGTGCACTTTGAAAGCGAATTTCACTGTGTAATGGGGACGCGCCAGGTGGGATACCTTGGGGGCGTGCATCGGATGGAATGACCCTGTTCCGTCCGTTACAAGTCTGTATGACATGAAGGCATGCATATGGACTCTAATTACAATAGCAAGAGGCATATTATGAAGAAGTAGTTTGTTATGAAGTCGTGTTTGAATTTTAGCAATAAGCTCGGATCAATCCCGAACCCTTGATATGAGACCCGGTAGGAAACCCGGAGTCGCCATAGTCATTGAAGTGAATTTATTCATAACCATAGTAGGGTAGATTATTTAGTCGTGTGAGGACATCTTGTTTCAAGACATTCACATCAGTACGGAAATATCAACCTACTTCAGATTACTTATGCGAAACGTTGAAGGTAAGTGAACGTTAACACTTCCCAGGTGGATTCTGTCAGCCTGCAGAAAAACTGGCCGCCATGTGGCGAGCGCTGCCCGTCCAGCTAGGTTGGAAAAGTGCTGGACCTTAATGATCATTACAATGCAAAGAGACATACGAATGATTAAAGGTTCCTACAACAATAACGAAGAAGATATGCGTTGTAAAAAGTCAGCGGTATCTATCTACGAAGATACGCCGGTGCCACAAACTGTGAAAGATTTTATAGTGGCCCGAATGTATGAATGTGCAAAAGAGAACGATAAGAGTGAAATTCTTGAAGTGGCGAGGTCGCACAACCCGAATCACACTAAGACCAATTTGTTTAAATTGGCATACTTCAAGAATACGAGTGGCGTCAGATATAATAAAAATGATCCTAATAAGCAAGTACCACTCAGTAAGGATGGGGTCATCTCTGATTACGTGTTACATAGATATCAGAGGTTACATAAGAAATATGTAAAAGCCGTCCAACCACAATTAAACTATGATCTTGTGAGAACGATTACACGACAAGACGTAGAGGATCATTTTGTAATAAACATGTTGAGATTAATAGACCTACAGTTTTTCTCTAGAAGATTAACTAAACAACAACGAGATATCAGGTTTCATAACATGTTTGTACTAAATTTTATTAGTGATAAAAACACTAAGGGAACGTATAAGTCGAAAAAGCCTCCCTTTATAGAATTATATGAGGAACTATCAACAGAATTGTTACATAAAAAGACTTATACTAATGTGGCCATACAAGAAGCGCAATTTTGGTCACGTGTTTCAAGCCGTTCAGTCAGAGACCTATTGCAATATGCTGATGGGCAAATGCAATCAGGAGAAGATAATAGCAACAATCAAGGTAATGTTGGATGGATTGGATCACTATTTGGAGGTAGAAAAGCACATACTCCACCATCGATAAAAGAACAAACCATACCTGCAGTATTGACAGGTGGGAACACAATAAATGAGATAGCAGAAGAGTTGACATCGGTGGTTAAAGAGAGATTGGCTGAGGAACTAGAACTTAATAGAGATGAAATGTTGTCGTTTTCCTCAAAATTTTTTGGCGATATGATCCAGAAATCAATAGATAATTTTGGAGAAGAGGTTAAAAATGCATTCGCATCCGTTGGTGAGTTTTTTGTAAATATGTTTGAACGAATCAAAGAATGGTTTATGCAGTCATTTAGCCCAGCATGGAACGATTTCTGGGAAGGAAAGTATGAATGGCAAGTACAATTTGTTTTAGCTTTTAGTTTGTTAGGTAAAAAGATATCTGATTTTGGATGTAAAACAGTTTCATTTTTGTTTGGTCATGCTACACATGCAATTTTTGATTGTGACCTTGACTTAACAGATTTGCCTTGGGGTGATTTGTGGAATTTTGGAGAAGATGGAAATTTTTTGAATCCACAAGGAGCACATACATGGGAAGAAACAGAAAGAAGATTGAAGGATGATCATTTAGCCCGTTTGTATACTTTTGTAGAGACATCAGAAGGAGAATCTGTTTCAGAGGCTGATTCGCAAAATGGATTAGAGTTTGAAGCTGAGGATTCCAGAGCATTAGCTAAAATAGTTTCCTCTATAGGAGCTATATGTGTTAGTGCGGTTAAACCTGATTATGCAAGACATATACAGAGTGTGGCAGCACTTTGCCCTGATTTTCTTACATTGGCACAGAAATGTTTTAATCTAATTATGTATGCTTGTACACATGACCCAGCTTATTTAGGAGAAAAGGCACAACTAGAAGAAGCATTGCAGCTTATAGTAGAAGCACAGCGACTCACGTCAGATTTGGATTCAGAAGATAAAGTCAAGGCAGATTTAGATTATATAAATGCCATCAGAGACTTGCATACCAAGATGCAAACGTTTGAAGTTACATCATTGGTTAAAATGACGAATCCAAAGCTGAGAGGAACTTGTATTTTGTTTAATAAATATGCTTCAGATATAACTAAATTACATAATATGTGCATGAATATGGACCAATTTAAGCAACAGAGGAGAACTCCAGGATATTTGTTCTTTACTGGACCGGCAGGACATGGAAAATCTACTGTCATACTGTTACTACAAAGGCTTATTTATCAGATGGAACGCCGTATGGGCAATCCTAAGTGTAAGTCGCCTTTTACTTCTTTAAGTGTATATACTCCCACTATGGGCGATGATTTTAAGGAAGGATGGTTTGGACAGTCTATTTATAACCGTCCTGAGGATTTTTCGACAAAAGATGAACAGATGAATTTACAGAGTTTACGAGAATTGTTGCTCCATATTTCTGGAGAGAATGCACCAATGCCCAAAGCTTTTGGTTCTAAAGGTAAGAGTTTTATGACAGCAGATTGGATTATGACATCTACGAATTGCCCTTTAACAGCATTCACAAATAAAGGTTTAGAAGATGTCAGTGCTTTTTATCGTCGTATTTTATTACCCTTAGGTGTTCGAAGAGTGCGCAACTGTAATGACCCTAATTATTTGATACAAAAGGACAAGGTAAATGGATTCTGGGTGTTTTGCATTCCCCGTTCACCTCATAGGCATTTTAGATCCTTGAATGAAGCCATTGAACGTGCACAGAAAAATGGAGTGGAATTGTCAAACGTCAATCCTGCGAATGGTCAACGGTCAACAGACACCTGGTTTTTAAACCTCCAGAATATTGTACAGTTTTGTTATTTATATGTGCGTCATCAAATTTCAAGTGAGTCTTTGGAGAATAAGATATTTGGATTTAACGATAAAGATATTGATGCTTTTCTGGATGATATGTTAGGAGAAAACTTTGAAGATTTAGATAAATGGAAGTATGTAGATATTAGAAAGAAGTTTGTTAGTAGAAAACCAATTGAGCAGATTGATGAAGCCATGAAGGATATAAATGCTACATTAGAGGGTCGTCCTACAAAGAAACAGATGTGGGAGAGAGATGTGCGGGCAAAGAAAGATTTATTTGCTCGTCTGGGTCGAGACTATGATGAGCCCCAAAGTATATCTCTAAAAGACAAGCATCCGGATATGGATGTGGCCGATTCTCAATGCCGTGTATGTAGACAAAAAGGAATTGATGACATAGACAAGTGTGAGAAATTGATTGAGTTGAATTCTGCAATTCGAAATTACAGTGATGTAGAGCTTGCGGATGCATATTGGTTAGCTTACTGGAAGGCGATAGCAAGATCTGTTGAGGCTGGAGAGATGCCTGATAGCCAATACTCTGCTTGGATGGCAGTTGCATGTCGTTGGAAAGGAATGGAAGTTACACAGCGAGAAATATTTAAGCAAAGTGATATAGGTAAAATATTCTTTCCTCGAGTTTATGCAGAGTACGGTAGACTTATTTTTCCAAAATTATCTCTTGAGGATCAAGCTGAGGCTGGTCAATGGCTAGCTGGGCTTTATGATTCTCATTATGGACCTTTGTTTAAAATTATCTTTAATAGATTTGATTTAGATGGTTATGAAGATGTAGTGAAGGATATTAGAGAATTTGAATTATATCACTACAATGTAACTTGGGTAGGAACAGGAAATGGATTCACTGAATTTTTTGATGGTTTTTATCCTTACTTGTGGGCACATGGATATAGTTTGACTTCTAAAGAGATTTTCATTCTTATTATAGCCGTTGTTTCATTGATATTATTGATAACCGGAATTGCCTTTTTGATCAAGTATATAGTCAATTACTTTAGTCCTTCCCCCGAAGATACTGATGGCAGCTTGGCTGCTGAAGTGAAAGAGGATTATTTTACTATGGACAAAGATGAGTTTATCACTAAGTATTCAAAAGATATATATCTGCAACAAGGAGCCATGTATGATAATTCAGAAGATTACTGGGCTGCTTGGTATGAATTAACTCCCGATCAATTTATAGCAAAATATGGATATGACAAGCACAACCAGTGCTCAAAGTGGGTAGCAGAACAATATAGTAGTGGACAGTCTTATGACGCTGTTAAGGCGAAGATTAACAAGAGAAAGAATCAGCGACGTAACAACAAAGTAGAGGCTGCGCAAAAGAGAGTTCGTAAAGCACACGTTCGAAGAACTGCAACTGGTCAAGGTGGAACTCCTGCTGTACATGAAGGGATAAGTGCAAGAGAGCTTTTTGCTCAAGGACAAGGTTTACTTACCGAAGGAATAAATTCAGCAGTGATGATGGGATCTAATATGAGGTACCTCAATTTATATTGTGGATCAATTCACATGGGAGGCGCTCATATTATGGCACTTGGTGATGGAATTTACAGTACTGCAAATCATGTTATGAATGCAGTGTCATGGGACCGCTTTACAATCACGAGTTTTTATGATCCAGATTCACCTACCGGACAAAAGTTTTATGCACGGGATGATGTCGATATTAAACATCTTGGAACAACTAGAGATGGATGTGTTATTAAGTTTAAGAATTATACTGGAATGCAGATGGGAGTGAAACATCTCAAGAAATACATGTTTCACAATGAACAGCAGTTGAAGGCTAACCTTCCATATCTCAAATGCTTTAGAGTTTTGTTGTCAAAGAATAAGCAAGGGCGATATTTCTTTTTAGATTCATTGCATCAAGCCAAGTTTATTGATACTGAGTTAAAGTGTTTTGTTGAATCTCCGTATGGTGATACCTTTAATTCAAAAGGAAACCGGGCATTCATTAATGTCAACAAAGGTTATCTTAGAATTAGCCAAGGAGGTGGAAGAGCTGGAGACTGTGGAGACATTTGGATGGGCCAGCATGAGAAAACTGGACAGGTGTTTTTGTTAGGAGGTCATTTTGCAAAAGATAAAGCAAATAATGCATGTTGTTATCCTTTGTATAAGACTGATGTACCAGAACCAGAAGCATGTTCTCAATCAGCACTGGCTCCTCATTTAGAAGGATTGATGAAACCAACAGAGAATGTTGCCTTTGTAAGAGGTTATGACCAAGTTGGTGAAACCAAATTTTATCCTGCTGAAGGAGGTACTGATTACAAACACAGTGCACTGTTGAAACATTGTTTGGATACAAAAACACCATTTCCCTGGGAAATAGAATCTACCCCTGCCATCAGACGGAAAAGAACAACTCCTGATGGACAAGTAATATCACCTTTTAATAAGACTAATAAAGGACTCAATAATAGTAGTCGTCCTGAGTTTCCTGAATATGCTCGTAGAGCATTGCAAGATTATCAGTACCATGTGTTTTATGAAGGGTTTTTCGATGGGTGTGAGGCTCCAATATGTAGATTTCTTACAATTGAGGAAGTGATCTTTGGGTGCAAGTGGTTTGATGGACTCAATACATCTGCTGCTGTTGGTGCATTTAAGTGGGCTTTCCCAGGACTTAACAAACGTAGTTTGTTGTGGGATAAAGAAAAACGATGGATTCACCCAGAGTTGAGAAAAGCAGTAATGAATGTTGTGAAATTGGCGAGAAGTGGAGTAGTTCCTTTGTTTATAGTTTTTAGAGCTTTGAAAGATGAGTTGCTTGCGTGGGAGAAAGTGAAAGCATATAAGTGTCGAGCTTTTTCAGCATGTGACGTAGTTCAAAACATCGTTTTGGCTATGGTATATGGTATGCCATCTTATTATTTCAAACGTAGTATGGACTCTCCGGCTTCAGGCAAGTTTAATCCTCATTCTTGTGATGCTGAATTATTTGCCAGGAAATTTCCAGGTGGAAGAGGTAAAATGGGACTTGATGGTTCATTTTGGGATGGGTCAGTAAACCCTGGTTGGGCTTTTATAATGGCCAATTCCTATAATGAAAAGTTTTACGGTTTTAGAAAAGATTCTTCAGATTATAATTTGTTGTGTTGTATCACTAAGTCTGTTTGTGATTCATTATTTGTTCGTGGCAATAAATTATATTCACCTACTTCTGGACATATTTCTGGTTCACAAATCACTACTGATATCAACAACTTTATAAACTATTGTCAGTATCAAATGATATGGAGGTACCTGTACCCTGGTGTACCTTTCAGATCTGTTGTAGTAATTATTGTGGGAGGTGATGATGTTAGGTTAGAGAATACAGATCCAGACACTTACCCTCTTTTTAATATGGCTATTTGTGCTCAATATATGAAAGATTGGTTTGGTGTTGTTTGTACTAATCCTGATAAAACACCAATAACACAAGAATTTTTTAATGAAGATCCTGACTTCTTATCACGTGAAATCAAAGTTGTTGATGGTTTAACAGTTGCACAGTTGAAGAAGGAATCAATAGTTGGTATGTTGGCGTATGTTAGGGAAGATGTCGAAGATGCAGAACAAATGAACATTGATGCTGCAAGTATGGAAATGGTAATGTACGGTCCTGAAGAATACGGTTTGTTCTATGAAAAGTTAAATGGAATAAATAGACAAATGGGTATGCCTTATCGGGTGTATAATTATTCTTATTGGAAAAACAAGTTAAACCATAAATACTGGAAGATTGATGAGCCCTCCCCTCTAGATGCAATCTATGGGGTTTCAGAGGATATCAAATTAGGAGTAGCTGAAGCACAATGTCATTTGTGTGAAGAAGCAGCAGAAAACATCACAGAGTATTCCTTTTGTGTGGTATTTCGACACATGCCACAGAATCATAGAAATATATTACATGATTTGTTAGGATGGCCAAGAGCAGTTTTACCTTATGAAGAGTATCCAAGTACTAGTCAGGTGGACATATTCAATCCGTTTAAAAATGCAGTTGCACTTAAAGTGTATGAAGCAGCATGGTTCACCTTCTGGGCGGTAGATGAAGTCTAATTGTCCAGTTGTCCTGCATGACGTTAAACTGCATTCTAGGCAACATGCCTTTGTAAGATGTGATCGCACCCCTTGCCCAACAAAAGGGAGTTGTGCTGCTTACATAAAATTTAGGGCATAAGGGTACAGTGTAATGATCCTTTCACTGTACCAAACTGAAGCGGATCGCAGATACTACACAAAGTATAAATGATAGCTCGACAACTAGAGCTAACCAAATCGGTGCAGGAGAAGATGAGGTTCTGGATACAGAACAACATGGTCTCTTAGAAGTCACTGAAGCTGAAACTATGGCGGAAGGAGTGCTTGAAGCAGTCATTCAGCCCTTTGTGAAATTACGCTCAGTATTTCCAACGTCAGCCGAGAACTACCAGCCCGTAGAAAGATCATATTTAATAGCTTCTTTTGATCT